TCTGCATCTTCGAAACCTTCAATATCTAAATTAACGTGACATTCTAAAATAGTATAAACATCATCGTCTTGAGTTTTTTTTTGACCTTCGAGTTCTCTTTCTTTTTTCTCAACGTCATCTTCAACTTGTCTAGGATCACCTAATTCAATATCTAAATAGAAACCCGCAACTTGTTGTTTTCTTAATTCGTTCTTAGAAATTTTTACCCGATGGATGATTGCCTCTGCATCGTCTAATGAGGTAGCCGTGTAGGGTACAATCAAATCATCTGCCGGTACAAACTTTGATGTAGCTTTTTTAGATAACTCATCATAATAAGTTTTCTTAAAAGCTGACCCTGCTAATGGTAAATAAAATAGCATTTGATCAAAGTCGGGCTCATAGTCTTTCATTTTTTCCATGAGCTCGTAGTTCATAAAATCTTTAACACGTTGTGCTTGTTTTGTTTTTTCTTCGTTAGGTGCACCAATCACTTGAGTTCTAACTGGTCCATCTGCTGGAAGTAATTCTTTATAAGCTAACGCTTGAAACTGAGTAACCGCTTCTGCAAGAACTGGGTGAGTTGCACCTGAAGCTCCTTGGAAAGGTTCTGTTCTCATATCATATTTAAAACCTAAAAGATCTAAACCTTGAGTGTAAGAACGTTCCCATTCTTTTCTACCCATTTGGTAATCTTGATATTTTTGAGAAAGGTCTGCACCTATCTCACCTAAAACATTTTCTGGTAAAAATTCTGCTAAGTTTGCGTAATGCTCTTCACCACCTTCTGGTGATGCAGCGTTTGGATCAAAGTCTATTTCAACTGATCCATCTTCTTGTTCGTTAACTTCAACAGGACCTGGAGCTTCACTAATTTCTTCTTGAGCTTCAACTACTGTTTCTTGTATATCTTCTTCACTAGGAAGTTCTACTGAGCCTCTTGGACTTTGAGTCAGAGACTTGTCTATTTTGTCTGCCATTTTTTATTTTCTCCAGTTTCACTGTTCTAACAGTATTATAGTTAATATTCAACCCCTGAGGCGTGGGTCCGGATTCAGGCGGCAGGAGCCAGGTCTTAGGGTATTTATTCATCGTACGTGTATTTTTTCATATCTTCTAAATCTATCTCATCAATGTATTCTTCTACATCTTTAAGCTTGCCCTCTGCATCAGGTCTAGCTGTTGCTTCTTTATAAGTCATGCCTCCGGTTTCAGGGTCAGTTTCTATTTCCATTTCTATGTCTTTTTCTAACATATCACCTTCTTGTTTTCTTTTTTTAAGTGTTATTTTATTACCTTGCTCTTTAACTACAAAATCATCTACTTGATAAACATCTGCAAATTCATCTGATCTATTACCCGTAAAATATTTCATTCCTTTTTCTTCAGCTTTTAATTTAACTTTAGCAATAAGATCAAGTATAAAATCAGGGATACCATCTGCACCTCTTCTAATTATCTCAGTTGTTTTCTCTGCAACCGGTGCAGCAAATTTAAGATATTTTCCAATTATAGGAAGTGACATAAGCCCTGCTCCTAGTTTTATAAATTTTCTTTTTGATGGATCATCAGGTCCATCAGCGTAACCAACTCTGCCACCTACTGCTAAAAACTGTTCAGGTATTTGTTGACCAACAAATCTTTCGCCTGTTATTAAATTTTTTAATCCTTCAATACTAACAGCTCTTGCATTTGCAATAGCTTTTTCTTGAGCCGCTCTTTTTTTACTAATAGCTACTTTTTCATTTTCCCATTTTCTTTCTGCCTCTGCCCTAGACATTTCTGATTTTACATTTGGTGTATCAAAGTCTGTATCTAAACCAGAAAAGTCATCTGCAATTTGTTCTCTCATCTCTGCTTGTTTAACAACTGATCTTGCTTCTCTTCCTTCAGGGGATAACGCCATAAGATCTTTAGTAGAACCAATTAAATCAGTTCCAATAAAACCTTGTTCCAAAGCTTCTGCAATTGGTTTACCTTCTTTAAATGCTTTATAAGTATCATAAGCAACTAATGGTGTTGCAGCCACACCTAAAGTTTTTAAACCTGCACTTAAATATTTTGCTCGTTTTAAATCACCAGGAATATCTTTAGCCATCTCAAATAAATCTGATAGGCCTGGTATTCTTGCACTTAACTTAGGTGCATCAGGTGTTTTTGTAGAGAATAACTTTTGTTGTTCATATTCTTTTGCAATTTCTAAAGGAGTTCTTAATTTTCTATTTTTTAAAAATATATCATTAGCTAAATTAACTTCGTCCTGCACGAGTTTATCTATATCTTTTGTAAAATTATAGCCTGTTTTTTTTATATAATTTTTTATTTTGTCAGGGCTATATTCTTTTTTAGTTTCAGGTTTAAAAAAATCTGCTTGTGCCCCTTGTCTTTCTATATTACCAGCAGCTCTATTAATTCTAGCAGGTATAACTCTTAGATTAGAGAAAGGATTATTTTTTACTTTATCAAAATGATCAACCTCTAAAGGGTTTGTTTGTAAACTATAATTAGCTCCTTTGTTATAAGCTTTTTGCATTAAATTTTTAAAACTAGTTGTTGATTTTGTTGTAGGGTCAACAACCGGTCTATTCAAAGCATCATCTAATTCATCATAAACTTTATATACTTCTTTAAAGTCTTTTATATTTCTCCCTTTTTGAAGAAGATCAATATAATTATAATTCTTACCTTTGTATTTAAATACTGCATCCGCTTCTGTTATTAGATTACCTGATTTATCTATAACACCTGGAGCTTTTACCCATTCAATTTTATCTCCACCCTGGTTTATATGTCTTGTAACAGAATTAAGTATAAATCTTTCTGGAGTATTAGGTCCAGATAAAGAAGTGCCTCCAGTGGAAGCTTGACTAACTATATCTATAACATCTCCTAAAGTTTTACCTTTACCACTTAAAGCTGCTTTAGATGCAGGTTTAGATAATCTATCCCTTACAGGAATAAAATCTATATATTCAGGGAGATTGTTTAAAACTTTACTTGTTTCAGCTTGAGATAAATTTGTAGAACTTGCAATTTTACTAGATATATCAAAAACTTCTTCTACAGGAGTATTAGGATTTTTAATAATAGAATTAAAAGTTTTTTTTATCTTATCCCCTGCTGTATCTAATTTAGGAACATTAAATTTTTTAATATTAGCTTTATCAGTAGGAGCTGCTTTTGTAGGTAGTCCAACTTGAGTTCTTAAAGTTTGCATGTCAACAAACGTTGAACCCTTATTAGCATTTTCAACTAATTCTTTTAGCTTAGTATATTTTTCAGTTTGAGATTTAATTAAAGCTTCTTTTTGACCACCTGCACCAATTAATTTTTTAACTCTCTTAACGGTTGAAATTCCTTTACCTGTTTTTTCAGCTACTTGAGAATTAGAAAAACCTTGATCAAATAAATCTTTAATTTGAGCTTGAAGATCAGGGTCATTTACAATTCCACCAACATCAAAATTTTCTCTATCAGATACTTCAATCTGTTCTGTAACGTTTTCACCTAGCTCACCAAAGTAAGGCATTAACATTTCTGTGTGTTGTTCTTGAGTGATCTCTCCATCTTTGAGAGCTTCATCCATATACATTTTTAAAATAGAGACTTTACTTCTAGGCATTAAACCTGGAGCAATTTCTTTTAAATTTTTTAGTTTATCAATGAAAGGAGTTTTCTGTTCAGGTTTTTGTGGAGGTACCATTGTTCCATCCTGGAAACCAGGGCGTCTCATGTACGCCATCATTTGTCTATAGTCGTTGAGTTTCAAGTTAAACTCCCAATATGTGAGGCAAGCCTCCTGATGCGTTTTTACTTCTAGATGTATTTTTAAAAGTGCTAATGATGTCTTCAGGATCCATACCTTTTTCTAACATCTTATAAGACTCTTCAATAGTTGCTATTACTTCAGCTTTTCTTTGAGGGTTATCATCAATTAAAATTCTCTCAATTAGTTCATCATCTAATCCAGGAAATCTTTCTTTTAATTGTAATCGCTCTACCATTTTAGGAGCTAGTCCTTTTGCTACATTCATTTCAGACTCAAGGTCCATATTTGATAACTCTTCGATCTCATCTACCGTCATTAATTTTTTATCACCAGACATTTCCATCTCTTCAAGTTTACTCTCTAAAAATTCTTTTCTACCTTTTTCACCTGGTCCTGGATTTAAATTACCTTTTTTATATTCTAATTCCATATCAGCTATATATTCTCTACGATCTTTCAAAGCTTTTTCAGCTTCACCAACAGTGCCATCGTTCATCCAAGTTTCACTGTCACCTAACTCTTCTTCATAAAATTTAATCTCATCATCAGTCAACTGTCTTTTTGGATCAGGATTTCTAGCAGAAAAATCATCAAATATTTTTGATTTACTTTCAACTTCATCAGCTGTTTTTACTGTGCCTTTACCAAATTTTTTATTAATACCTTTTACTAAAGCTTGAATACCTTTTGGTAAACTTCCAATTGCAAAACCCATTCTACCACCCTCAGCTTTTTTAGGTCTAGCTACTTCCTCAAAAGATCTTTCATAAAAATCTACAGTTTCATTTATATCAATACCTTTGTCCTGAGCGTTTGATTTTATTTTTGCCATAGTAATTCCAAAGTCATCAGACTTTGTCCCTGAATACATAACATCCATTAATACATCTTCATCAATACCTTGCTCTATTAAATCATCATACATATTAGATCTAACCACAGCACCCATATCAACATTTTCAAATATACCTGTACCTGCGTCTTCAACTAAATCTGCAACAAACAATTTTTGTTTAGTATTTTTAGCACCTAACTTATCAATCATGCCTTTAGCTTTATTTAATTTTCTTGCATTGTCTTCTAATGTAAATGCTGACATCTCTTCGTCAGTTACAAATGGTCTATCTAGATCAGCAGCCTTTTCTCTTTGACTTGGTGATTCTTTTATAACCTTACCTTTTTTATCCATACCCGGTGCAAAGCTTACTTCTTCTACATTATCTTGAATAATACCACCTTTAATCTTTGGTGCTTCTTTGGTTCCTGAGGCCTGACTCATAATACCAGTATCAAGAGTTGATATGTTTTCACCTTGAGATGTAATTTTAGTTTTAGCCTCTTCCATAATCATCTCTTCTTCGATTGGATTAGGATCTCTTTTAGTTTGTTTTTTGAAACCTTTTTTAAGAGCATTAAAAGCTGCGGCTATTGTTTTATATGGTCCCATAATTAATAATACGTCCTCTGTTGCGGAGGCATTTTATCCTCCTCATAATCTTCAGGGTGCCTGATCAAACCGCCCTGCCTAAATCTCATTACAGCTTGCGTCATGGAATCCACTAGATCATCATGGTCTCCGTAAGGAAAAGCTGCACATTCCTCTATGACTTCTTGCGCAAAGTCCATATCTTTGGGCGCCCATATCAGTCCCGACTCAAAGAGCGGTGATACTGCGTTTACTCTAGTATGCTTATCGTTGCCTTTACTAGGTGAGAAATTTATAACAGGTATCCCCATTTTTCGCAACTCATAAGTTAGAGGGAGCCCTGATGCTTTAGATTCAATGATTACGGTTTCAGGGTTCCAGTAACCATATTGTTCAAGTGCAATACGTCTTAGCTCCGGGAACTCATACCTACCTTTTAATGCATCAAGTAATATTAAACTTGGTGGAGCATCTTCGTTTTCTGTAAACACGCCCCAGGTAGTAATAGCAGAATAATCGGCAGTTTCTTTTTTCATAAAAGCCGTATCGTAAGATTGTATAATATGTTGAAGCGGTGGCATATCTTCGTCTTCCCAATTTCTCCACCACTCACGTTTAATCAAAGCTCCTTCTTCTGAAGTAGGATTTTGCATATACTGTGCATTCCATTTAGTCAGAGGAATACTAGCTTTAACTGATTCTAAATCTTCTAGCTTCCAATATTCAGGCCACACGGGTTTACCTGATGGCAAGATTGCAGGAAATTCTACAACTTCCCATTGATCAGCTTTGACTCCTTTTTGAGCATTTAATAATCTTCCTGTTAAATCTTTTTCATTCCATCTTGTCATGATCACAACAATCGATCCACCAGGTTGAAGACGTTGTCTAGGTCCTGATGTATACCATTCATAAGTTCTTTCCAAAGCTTGATTGTTCATTGCATCTTGTTCAGTATGTGGATCGTCAATAATTAGTAGATCAGCACCACGGCCAGTAATAGCAGAACCAACACCGGCAGCATAATATTCACCACCTTGTTCGGTTTCCCATTTACCTGCAGCTTGAGAATCAGGATTAAGTCTAGTTTTAAAAACTTGTTTATATTCTGGTGGGTCCATCAAAGATTTAGCTTTACGACCAAACCTTACAGATAATTCAGTTGTGTTAGTTGACTGAATAATTTTTAATTTAGGATTACGACCTACCATCCATGCAGGTAAAAGATAAGAACCAAATTCAGACTTAGTATGTCTGGGTGGCATATTAATTATTAATCTTTTAATTTTACCTTGAGCAAGTCTATCAAACTTATCTGCAATTTTTTTATGATGTTTACCTTCAATAAAATCAGGCCAAACATGCTTTACAAAATCCATAAAGTTATTTTGTATACTAGAAGTCTTTTTCTTTTCACCATATTGTGCAGCCAATAGAGCAAATTGTCTTCTGACATCAGCAGGTAATTTATCAAAGTTCTTTAATTTATCTTTATCTATCATAGCAAAAAATTTTTCCGCAAAATTTTTGCAGAATTTTTTTGGAAACTCAAAAAGTATTTTACAGGTTTAAACGTATGAATCAAGGCATAAAGGGAAACTTCTGGGACCCCTTTTTGTAAATAAAAAAAACAATTATTTAATTAATTTTAAAATTAGGATGGACCCTGGTACCTCTATCAATTAGATAGAGTACCAGGTAGAAAGGTTGGTTAGTCTAAAACTACCATGTATTGTGCTGCGAAGTGTTGCTTGAACCAATCCAATCCTTTACGAACTGTATCATAGTCACCCATCATCTCACTGCCAATGATTGTATCGTAGACAGCCGCCGCGAACTCTGGCATCGTTGTCTTCTCTCCGCTAAATCTATTAGCAATCTCTACCTCTACTGTTGGGTCATCTGGTAACGCAACATCAAAAGGCATTTTGATTTTCTTGTTATTGTATTCTATTGTTTTCATATTATTCCTTTCTGTTAATAGGATAATCCTATTCTATTAACTGTCCATTGTCAACCCTTTGAATTTCATATTCTGGACCCCAACGACTCTCCTCATTTTTAACTTTGGCATATCCTTGGCTCTCTCGTCTGTGTCTGATAAACTCAATCGGTCGACCTTGTTCAATGTTTTCCATGTGTTCATTTAACCACTCGCTCTCGCATGCTGTACTACAAAAAAATTTACTTCGTCTGCAATCATAGTAACCATTTGGGTGGTTTTGATAATCTATTTCTAGGCTTGCATAACGACCTCTAATCACTCCACGAGATTTTAGAAATCTATCTGTTGTAGGTTTTTCATGGCAAGTTGGTCCTTGGCAAAAATGTTTATTTGGCATTAGATATCTCTCCATATTCTTAGTGCTATTAAACTAAATATTGTTAATAATATAAACCACTCCATTAGTACCTAACTTTCCAACTGCCACTTGCAGTTCTATATCCTTTTGCGTCTAAATCAAAATAAGTTAATAAAGCTTTGCCAACTTTAGAAACCCAATATCTTGACTTGTCATCAAACTTACCAAACCTTGTCACTT